TTATTTGTTGAAGAGGTTTATCAAAATATGTTAAATTATGCTTACAACAAAGGATATATTCGTGGAATAAATGCTGAGTTGGTTGCATTACCAGAAGCAAGAGGTGGTGATACATCTTCAATTGCTAATAACTTATTCCAATATCAAAGTCCTGAAACTCCATTTGTTGTTTCTGAACTGAGAGGTAATAAAGTTTATAATTTATTTAAATTCATTTCGATTTCTGACGGTGATTCTGCAAACGTGGAAGTTAAGATTTCTATAATGAATATGTCATTTAATAATAGCACATTCGATATCATGGTTAGAGATTTCTTTGATACGGATGCTAACCCTGTAGTTCTTGAAAAATTCACGAACTGTACTATGGATCCTAACAGTAACTCATTTGTTGCTAAAAAGATAGGTTCGTCTGATGGTGAATATCCTCTTAACTCAGCATTCATAATGATTGAGTTATCTGAAGAATTCCCTATAGATGCATTACCTTGTGGATTCGAAGGTTATATTATGAGAGATTACTCTGGTGATTATTTATCTCCAGTACCTGTTTATAAAACAGAATACAATTTCCCTGGTCAAGTTATTTACAACCCTCCTTTTGGTACAACTAACGGTGGATCAAATGTAGTAACAAGTCCTGGTGACAATGTGAGAAGAACTTTCTTAGGATTCTCAAGTTCTCTTGGTATTGATGAGTCGTTCTTGATGTTTAAAGGTTTCCAAAATAATTTAAATCATTGTAATGTTATCGACGGTACTCCTTGGAATACTAAAACTAAAGGATTCCACATGGACTCAGGTGCAACTGTAGTTACAATCGGAAACGCGTTCACAACAAGTGGTGAATCAGCTTTCTATGTAGGAGACGCAAGTTTCAATTCAGAACCAACAAGTCCTGAAAATCCATATTATAGATTATTTGCTAGAAAATTCACTGTGTGTTTTGCAAAAGGATTTGACGGATGGGATATCTATAGAGAGTCAAGAACAAACAGTGACGACTTTATCTTAGGTTCAACAGGATATTTGAAAGGAGCTTGTCCTACATCAAGATACCCAACAGCAACAGGATGGGGAGCTTTCAAGAATATATCAATTGGTGGAGATGATTCAGATTGGGCAAATACCGACTACTACGCTTACCAATTAGGTATTGCAACTTTTGCAAATCCTGAAGCAACTAACATTAACGTTTTCGCTACATCAAGTATCGACTATGTTAATAATAGTAATTTAGTTGAAGGTGCAATCAACATGATTCAAGATGATAGAGCTGACTCAGTTTACATCTGTACAACACCTGACTACGATATGTTCCTACCTACAACAACTGATAACTTAGGATTAATTTTCCCAACAGAAGCGGTTGATAATTTAGAACAAACAGGTATCGATTCAAACTACACAGCGACTTACTATCCTTGGATTCTTGTAAGAGATACTGTTAACAATACACAACTTTACATCCCACCAACAGGTGAGGTTTGTAGAAACTTAGCATTGACTGATAACATTGCATTCCCTTGGTTCGCGTCAGCGGGTTACACAAGAGGTCTTGTAAATTCAATCAAAGCGAGAATTAAACTAACTCAAGAAAACAGAGATACTTTATACAAAGGTAGAATTAATCCTATCGCAACTTTCTCTGATGTCGGAACAGTAATTTGGGGTAACAAAACATTACAACAAGCTGATTCAGCATTAGACAGATTGAACGTAAGAAGACTTTTACTTCAAGCTCGTAAATTGATTTCAGCAGTAGCAGTAAGATTATTGTTTGAACAAAACGACGAGATTGTAAGACAACAATTCTTAGATAGTGTTAACCCAATCCTTGACTCTATTAGAAGAGACAGAGGTATCTACGACTTCCGTGTGACAGTTTCATCTTCACCTGAAGATCTTGATAGAAATACACTAACAGGAAAGATTTATCTTAAACCAACGAAAGCTCTTGAATTCATCGATATTGAATTCTTAATCACACCAGCGGGAGCAACGTTTGAAAATATCTAAAATTAATTGGGGGGACTAGTTCCCCCCTTTAGCCTATATGAAGAAAGAATTTAAAGAAGGGTTCGATACCAAAGGTTCTCCAGATATGAAATATTACGCATTCGATTGGGATGATAATATTGTTCATATGCCGACTGAAATTGTTTTAAAGGACGATAACGGAGAGGAAGTTGGTATGTCAACTGCAGATTTTGCAGAATATAGAACAAAGGTTGGAAAAGGTGATTTTGATTATAAGGGTCACACTATTGTGGGGTTTGCAGAAGATCCTTTCAGAAACTTCAGAACTGAGGGGGACAAACAATTTATAATTGATGCGATGAAAGCTAAAGTTGGTCCCGCGTTCGATGACTTTAGAGAAGCAATTAACAATGGTTCAATATTTTCAATCATAACAGCAAGAGGTCACAATCCAAACACTTTAAAACAAGCGGTTTACAATTACATAATAAATAATTTTAATGGTATTGATAAAGAAGAATTAATTAAGAATCTTAGAAAATACCGTTCATTTGTGGGTGAAGAAGAAATGACGGACAATGAATTAATTAAAACATATTTGGAACTCAACAAATACCATCCTGTTTCTTTTGGAGATGAGGGGGGTGCAACTAATCCTGAAGAAGCGAAGGTTGTTGCAATGGAAGGGTTCGTGGATTACATAAAAGGTTTGGCTGCATTATTTAATAAAAGAGCTTTCCTTAAAAAAGATATCGCTAATAAATTTACTCCTACAATTGGCTTTTCAGATGATGATATGAGAAATGTAGAAGTAATGAAGAATAGATTTGATAAAGACCCAGATAATATAGTTAAAACTTATTATACTGGTACTGGAAAGAAAACTAGAATGAAATAATGAATACTTTTTTTGGACGATAAAGTAAAGAGAAAAAAATTATTCGAGATATATTTATACTTATAAACACAAAAAGAAAAAAATAATATACTATGGCTGACTTACTGATGAAAATGCCTATACCCTACGAACCGAAACGTCAGAATCGATTCATTTTGAGATTTCCTTCGACATTGGGTATTAATGAGTGGTTTGTGGAGTCTGCAGCAAGACCTCACATAACAATCGGAGCTACAGAGATTCAATTTTTGAATACCTCTACTTACGTTGCTGGTAGATTTAACTGGCAACCAATAAACGTTACATTCCGTGATCCAATTGGACCATCAGCGGCTCAAGCTCTTATGGAGTGGGTTCGTCTACATGCAGAATCTGTTACAGGTCGTATGGGATATGCTGCGGGTTACAAAAAAGATATTGACCTTGAAATGTTGGATCCAACAGGAGTGGTTGTTGAGAAATGGATTCTTTACGGAACTTTCTTAACAGACGTTAACTTCAACGCTTTATCGTATTCTCAAGATGCTTTAGCGAATATTACAACTACTTTGAGAATGGACAGATGTGTTCTTATTTATTAATTCTTTATAAAAAGTAAAGTCAGTTTATATTTAACCGTGAGGACAAAACCTCACGGTTTTTTTTATGGATAATCAAACATCACAATATGCACAACAAAACATATCATTACCCCACGACGTGGTACCTTTACCATCGGGAGGTGTGTTTTATAAAAGCAAAAAATCTACTGTTAAAGTAGGATATCTTACCGCCAACGATGAAAACATCTTAATGGGTGGATCAGATGATTTAACTATGGCATTAGTTCGAGCTAAGTTATTCGAACCAGACCTTAGACCCGAAGAACTTTTGGAAGGGGACATCGAGGCAATACTAATCTTTTTAAGGAACACGGCATTTGGACCCGAAATGGTAGTCAATGTTACAGATCCTAAAACAAGTCAACCATTCCAAGCAACCGTGTTGTTAGATGAGTTGAATATAAGAAAGGGATCAAAACCGAACGAAGAAGGTTTATTTGAGACGGTATTACCTGTGTCTGGTGCGTCAGTCAAATTGAAACCATTAACTTTTGGTGACTTAGTTGAACTTAGAATTATGGCGTCAAAATACCCTGCAGGCCGACCAGCACCAAGAGCGACTTGGAGACTCGAGAGACAAATTGCAGAATACAATGGAAGTAGAGACAAAGGTGAAATTGGTCAAATTATCAATACAATGATGATTGCAGATTCTAAACACATAAGAAAGTTTTTGGATGACAACGAGCCAAAATTAGATATGGAAAGAGTTGTAATTACCCCATCAGGAGATAGACTAACCGTTAACGTTGGTTTTGGGGTGGACTTTTTTCGTCCTTTCTTCTGATTATAGAAAAGTACAAACTGAAGAGTTTTATTATCTAAGTTCTTTATTACACATATCATATCAAGATTTTCTTATAATGCCCGTCTTTGTGAGAAAGTTTTTACTTGAGAAGTGGATAGAAGAAAATAACAAAGGGACCTAAAATTGGTCCCTTATCTATTTATATTAAAACCTATAGATGCAAAATTTTGATGAAAGAGACAAAGTAGGAACCACCGAAGAAGAACTGAAAAAGTACACACAAATTGGAACCGAGATACGATTGAACCTTGAGCAAATTAATGCTCTTGCTTCCCAACTGAATACACAATTTGGGCAAACTCGTGAAAGAATAGGTGAAATAGAAGGAACCCTGAGAGCGGTTGAACCATATTTTAACACACTGGGTGCAACGGCAAACGATGCAGCTAAAATTATTAGTGAAGTCTCGTTAAATTCAAGAAAAAATGTTGTTGCGTCTACTGAGTCTTTGAAAGAATTATTAGAGACATCTAAAGTTTTAGGACAATCTCCTGAAGAATTTATTGGGCCGTTGACTGATGTTGGTATACAATTTGGACAAGTACAAGAAAACTTAGAAGGATCGGTAAATTATGTTAGAAGTATTGGTATGAATACTCAACAAATCATGAAAGATGTTGTTAGCAACTCAGAAATGATGAATCGATATAACTTTGAGGGAGGGGTTATGGGTCTTACAAAGATGGCGGCACAATCGGCTATGTTGAGGGTTAATATGAATGCAACAGCAGGTCTTGCTGAAAAAGTATTTGATCCGGAAGGTGCTATCGAGGTGGCATCAGCGATGCAAAGATTGGGTATTAGTATGGGAACATTGTCCGATCCATTTGCATTAATGGATGCGTCGATCAACGATCCAGCAGGTTTACAAAAATCAATTGCAGAAGCAGCTGCTACGTTTACTAAGTTCGATGAAAAAACTAAATCTTTTAAGATTGATCCTGGTGGAATAAGACAATTAAGAGAACTTGCGAAGGAGACAGGTGTGTCTTACGAGAATCTGACAAAGATGGGATTAGCGGCAGCTAATTCTAGTGAGATTATGAAACAACTTTCTTTTGCCGGTAGTTTGAGTGAAGAGGATAAAATGTATGTTGCTAGTCTTGCTGAGGCGGGTGACGGTGGTGAGTATACTATAAAAGTTAAAAATGAAGAAGGAAAAGAAGAAACTAAAAAATTAAGTGAACTTAGTGAGGCTCAATTAAAGGCGACCATTGAATCGTCAAAGAGTGCACCTAAATCAATGGAAGATATTGCCCGAGCTCAATTGAGTGCAGGTGAAATAGCGGCAAACAACCTTGCAGCTATTAGACAAAACATGGTTGGAGGAATTGCAGATACAAAAGGTATTAGAGAGATTCCCGAATTGACAAGAGGTTTAACAGAAGCCGTGGCAAACTCTTTGAAAGAAACATTACCTCAAAAAGATCAAGTGACAGGTGTAACTGATGATATTGCAACAAAGTTCGGTGCAAATCTTGTTGATGTTTTACAAGGTAAAAAAAGTTTTGAAGACGTTGGAAAAGAAATTGTTGCGGGTCTTAAGGACAAAGGAATTCAAGCGGGTGAGTATATGAATACACTACCGAAAACATTAATGGAAAATCTCCAAGAGCAAGTAAGTAAAGGTAATTTAGCTAATACTGAACTTGGTAAAAAAATCTCAGAAAGTTTGAAAACAGCGGACACCGATAAGAAAATTAAGCCAATAACTAATGTCTCTCAAATAGGAAAACAAGTTGGTGCAATAAAGACTGCAAATATTAATCAGAATGTGAAACATGATGGAACAATTACAATCAAGGTTGATGTGACAGGATCACCTGACGACCCTGAGTTCTCTAAGAAATTAGATAAAGTATTCAAATCCGCAGAATTCCAACAATATCTTTATAATGCTGTAACAAACCAAGCTCAAACAGCAAATGGGAAAACAATAGCCCTTAAGATGTCAAAATAAAAATACCCCTCAACCTATTTATAGAAAAAACATTTAATGCCTAGTCCACTAGATTTCGGAAGTACAGAAGCGTTTAGGAAAAAGTTGTTCACAAGAAATTTGAAGCCGTATTCTTTGGCTCCTTATGTGGACCCTAATCAGGTTGCCTACCCTACAGTACTTACAGATTCTGCGGTTGTTAACGCACAACCTGATCCTTTTGAATACGGTATTGCTGTTTTTAACGACAGAGCATCTAGATTTAATGTTTATTCACCTGATACACCTTTTCAATACAATACACAAACGGTTATTAAAGAATCTCAGTTCGAGCCATATCCAAACTTTGATGCATCCTTTTATGAACCCGTTGATATTTTATACAAGCCAGATCCATTAGGTAGTAATGGATTATTAAGTTCAGATTCCTTTATTGCAAAATTAGGTGCAGTACAATTAAAAAAGGCATTTGAAGATAGAATTGCTACAGAGATTTATCAAAGAACACAAGCAAGAATCAATGCGTTTGGTGCAAATAGTGGTAGTAATTTATTTGGTGTTCTTACTAATAGAATACCTTTAATTGAGCCAAATTATCAAATTACAGTTCCTGGAAATCCTGTTATTGCTGCAGTCGATTTGGCAACGAGACTATCAGGATCTTATTTTCCAGTTTCTCCAATCCCTGGTTCATATTGGGATACTGAAATTAGATTGGGACAACCAACCACAATCCAACAAATTAAAAACGCTTTCAATTTTGTAACAGAAAGTGGTGTTGGTAAGTTTTTTGCACGATTACTAGGGTCAGATTCAGGATCTCAAAAGTTTTTGAGTAATACAGGATCTGGTCAGAGAAGTGTTTTATTCAAGAATATTGATTATAACAAATTTAAGCCAGATTACGATAGAAATTTTGTTGATAGATTAGGAGGAGCTATTGTCGGAGCAAGTGCTAATAGTAGTGACTTTTATGTTGGATCTAAATCTTCCGACCCAGGAATGATATTCTCTCCAATAGGAGATATTCCAACTGACGAGTTTGGTAGATCGGTTCAATCACCAGTATATGGACCATCAGAGTTAGCACAACTCTATGAAGGTGTCGAACAAAGCCCAGGTTTAGGTGCGAACGGAGTTCCATATGTGGATGGTGGTGGTATTGAGGGAGGATTCACATGGGTGTCTCCGAAATACAAACTGAACGCTGGAAGATATGTAGGACCAGGTGGTAAAGAAATGGGAGAAGACCCTGATTTTGCACCTTCAACATATAACGATGCTCAATCTACAAACTATAAGTTTAGAACAGGGTCGATACTTGATGACACACAAAGATTGGTTGATAGTCAACCTGCCGGTAAAAAAAGATTTGAACACGTTGGTAATGCGATAGATCAAGTTAGTAAAATTTTCAGTGACGGTTATACTGAGATGACTAAAGGTTCAAGAGTCCTATCATATGTTGGACCTATTGGAAATGAAGTGGGTGCTGAGTATTGTAGAGTTTTTACTAAAGACACACCCTTCTTACAGTTCAATGATTTACAAAAGACAGATGGTATGACAACAGAGGGAAGAAAGTTTTCATACTCTGTAATGGACAAGACATATAATTTGAACATTGTTCCTAATAGAAGAAACGGAGGACAGGATTCAACAAACTTAATTGGTACAGGGAATAACGCATATGCTAAGAAATACATGTTCTCCATTGAGAACTTGGCATGGAGAACATCTAAAATGTTTGAAGACTTAGCGGATTGTGAGAAAGGACCAAATGGTGGTAGAGTTATGTGGTTCCCTCCATATGGTTTATCGGTAAGTGAATCAGTAAGTACGGGATGGAATACTTCAGAATTTTTAGGAAGACCAGAGCCGATTTATACATATAAATCAACATCAAGATCGGGAACATTAACATGGAAGATAATTGTTGACCATCCTTCTGTGTTAAATTTAATTGTTAATAAAGTATTAAAAGATCAAACAAGAAAAAATGAGATTGATGGTATAATCAATTCATTCTTCGCGGGATGTAGAAAATATGATTTATATGAGTTAGCAAAGAAGTATGCTACTATTGAAAGATCTGATTTGTATGAGATACAAAGAATGTTAACAAATCCTGCTGTTACCAAAGAGGAAATAATTGAAGCTAATAACCAAATTAACGTTGGTATACCATCGGTAGGAGGTAATACTACAAACCAACAAAATAACGACAAAACACCTGAACCATTCAATTGGACACAGTATTATAATTACGGTTATTATTTTGAAAATGACGTACCTAAGGGAAGTGATGTAAACTATGGTGGTTTATACGACATCTATACATCATCATCAAACCAAGAAAAATACGCCAAAGAAGCGACTGCTCCAAATTTAAAACCTGACCCACAAGCTAAAACACAAGTGGCAAATATGTTTTCTAGTGGTGTAATTGGAAACTTTAATGTATTGAAGAAGGGTGGTGAGTTTTATAATAATTTATTGAAGTTTTTAACGGATGGATATTCGTTTACAATATCCTTAGTGGGAGCGGCGTCAGCTCCTCAGACGGTTAATTACAATAAAAGTTTGGGTGAAAGAAGAACTTCTGCAGTTGCTACGTATTACAATAATGACGATCAGTTAAAAAAATACGTGTCAACAGGTAAATTAATCTTCAAACAAGAATCAGAAGGAGAAAACGCTGTTGGTGTTCAAGTTAAAGGATTAGATACTAACTCAATCAAATGTACTGACGGAACAGACGTTGGTAAAAAAGATATCTACACAAGAAACGCCATGGCGTGTAGGAGAGTAACTATTAAAAACATTGCAGTTACACCACCAACGAAACCAGCACCACAACAAAATTCAAGCACGGATACCACAATTGCTCCTGCAACACCGCCAGGTTCAGTGCCAACACCCGTACAAGGTGGCAGTCCAGCTAATATTACAGGACCGACAGAAACAATTACTCAAGTACAGAGAGACAATATTACTAAAAGAGTGTTAAGAAAATTATTATCTGAATGTGACTATTTTGATATGATCAAAGAAGAGACACCGATGGTTTTCGATAACTTGAAAGATAAGTTACAGTTTTTCGATCCTGCCTTCCATTCTATGACACCTGAGGGACTCAACAGTAGATTAACTTTTTTACAACAGTGTATGAGACCTGGTGAGAGTATACCGACGATTAAGACGGTTAACGGTCAATCAGTGGTACAATACGATGTCGCGGTTAACACAGCCTTTGGAGCACCTCCAATTTTAATTTTAAGAGTCGGTGACTTCTTCAACACTAAAATTGCACCTAACTCTCTATCAATTACTTATGAAAATTTAGATATTAATCCTGAGGGTATTGGTGTACAACCAATGATTGCTAACGTTAGTTTAGGTTTTAATATGTTAGGTGGTGCTGGATTGAAAGAACCTGTTGATAAATTACAGAACGCTTTAACGTTCAACTACTATGCTAATACAGAGATGTATGACGAAAGAGCGGACGCAACAGATATTGAAAGTGCACAAGCGTTGGATGCAGATTTTATTAAAAACTTCCAAAATAACGAAACTCTTAACAACCTTGGTGATGTTAATAATGGTTCAGCATATAATGGTAAGGGTAACAACGAAACAATAGGTGTGGTGACAAACAAAACAATTGGGGATGATAATTTAGAAACAGGAGATATCAATTATAAAGATATTATGAATAGTTTAATCGATGAGAGTCAAACATACTTCAATAATATTATTAACAAATCCAAAACTATTGTTGACCAATATAATGGGGTTATGATGCAGCAGTGGGGTTATGAGAGGTACTATATGAGTGGTAAGATTGAGGCAACAGGATCAGATGATGAAAATTTATATGGTAAACCACAAAATATTGAGAAGAGAATTAATGAATATTTTAGTGATTACACAGGAAAAATACAATCGGGGGATAATAGTTTCATTGACTATTTGGAATCACCTGAGTTCAACTTCTCTAATAAATTAATTAGAGCGATTAAAAACAACTATAAGGCGTATATTACGAATAAACAATCCTCATTCTACAACCCAATAACTGTTTCGGTACAAGAGGTAGTAAATCAAGAACAAAACTTCATTCAGTTATTAACAAGACTTAATGTAATGTATTTGACTTCGAATCCAAATGTTGTGGATGGATATGCGTTGGCTAATGGTAATATTAAAGTGTATCAGTGTACCGCAACGGCAGACGTTGACCCATCAAGCACTCCAACACCACCGAATACGTTTATTGAAATGCAACAGGATATCACAACAGTTGCGAATAATTTGAAAGAGTTTAAAACCCTTATACAACAAGAAATAACATTCCCTTCGAGTGGAGGAGACCTTAAAGGTAGTTTGGTAACCAACGGAACAGGAAACCAAGCGATTTCTATTTACGAACCATTTACAACAGCTGAAGATCCTTCAGGTGGTGATTTTTGGGAAGCCTTCGATGAAACTAATAAAATTGCTTATTTAATAATGAGTAACGTAATAAGTAATGATAAAACGTATCAAGACTTTAAAAATGCCATTATTAATGATATTGTTAAGAATAGAGAATTGAGTGGAGATGGTAATACTGAGTTGTCTTCTGTCTTCGACAAGTATTGGTTGAACGTGGCGAAACCAATATTCCAAAAAGAAACGACAGCTGCGAAAACTTTTATCGAGAAATTTGAGAAAGATACCGCTAAAAACTTCGTTAAGTATACACCATACAAAAAAGATAAACCAAGAAAGTTCACTTTCAAACAACAGTTAAACCCTTCAACAGGAGAGAAAGATGCAATCAAACAACTCGGAATGAAGGTTAACTTGGATAACAGTAAGACTACTTGGAATAACAAAATAAAACTTAACTAATGGGAGGACAATATTATAATCGATATCAAACCTTCCTAATTAATGGAGAACAAACTGTTGTTCCTTATGTTGCGTTACCTAATAAGCCTTCAGATAAAGTTCACATCTATAAAGTAGGAAGAAGTAGATTGGACAAGGTATCTGAGGAATACTATGGAGCACCATATTTTGGATGGTTAATTTTACAGGCAAATTCACAGTTTGGGGGATTAGAAACTAACATTTTCGATGGAGCGTTTTTGGTTATTCCTTTTCCGTTGATTGCTTCACTTCAAGACTATAAAGCGGCTTTGGATAATCATTTCTTATATTATGGCAGATAACAGTGTATTCACAGGACAAGACGGAAACATATATGTTGATTTTGATGTTCAAAATTTAATCGTCGTTGATCCCAATAAACTACAAGATAACGACGGTAATATCAGGGAAAGACTTGTTGATCAAGAAAACCTTGTAATGTATGCTAACTTGGAAACCAAACTTCTACCAAGAACAAAACTTGCGGTAGGAAATTCAGTTCAGGATGCGATACAAACTGTTAATATAGCTGAAATCAATTTCTTAAAACCAGCCGGACAAAAGTATCTTACTAACGAATATACTAATGAAATAACAGGAGAGGGAATTTTTAACAAAGGTGGTAATAATCAATCATCAGCATCCTTCAATCCACAAAACTCAAACAAACCTCAAGCAACTTTACAATCAGGGACCGAAGTAAGAAGTAATGACACTGGTTTATTGGGGATTACCTCAATCAACGTTAAGGTTAATACATCGTTTATTCCTCAAGTAGATATTGAATTAGAAGATGTTCAAGGAAGAGCTTTATTTGAAAAGGGTGATCAATCACCTTATGCCGCGTTTTTTAATCTACCGTATCCACCTTTCTATTTAACTCTAAAAGGATTTTACGGACAAGCTATCAGATATCAATTGAATTTGATAACCTTCAATGCTAGATTCAATACATTCTCAGGTAACTACCAAGTTAGTTTAAAGTTTTATGGTTACAAATATAATATACTCAACGAAATTACATTGGCTAACGTACTTGCAGTATCACATATGTATGAGTCAACATATACTGTTAACAGAGCTGATCCAAACTCATCAACAAGCACCCCACAAAGTTTAGTGGTGGAAGGGGGAACTCAAAAAATAAATGAGGTTTATAGTGAGTATAAAGCAAAGGCTCTCATACCCAAAGATTTTCCTGAGCTTAGTTTACCTGCTCTTTTGAATAGACTCGAATTATTCGAGAAGAACATTGAAAATTCATGGACTAAAGTTAACATACAAAGCGTTACACAAGCCAAAGTTTTTAACAATCATTTAATAGATTATGAAAGTAGAGTCTACGTTGGAAACAATTCTTGGTATGCAAAAAATATTGATACATTATTACCTATAGTACTGGCAGATGGTTTGACCGTTTACCAATTAAAAAAGAATATTAAAGAGGGTCAGACAGCGGCAGGTGCATCATCAGCACAAGAAGCTCAGGCTAAATTGAATGAAATAATAAAAGAACAAAATACCAAATTGGCAACTACTCCTGTTTTCGGATCAGATGTTGCTCAAGATAAAAATTTAGTCGTTAAAAATGATGTTGATTTAGGAGATTTTATTGTAAAAGTAAATCCAAAATCAATAGACATTGCAGGAACCTATAAGCTTAGAACCAAAAACCCAACACCACTAGTGGGAGAGGCACAAGTACAGTATAAACAACAAATTGATAATGAACTTGGATTTGGAATTCTTAAAATTCCTGATCCTGGAAAAGAACCACAGGTTGATTTGTATATTTTTGAAGGGGCTAATAGATTTGTTGGATTGATACAAAAAATGAGACAAAGATTGAATGAACTCGCTCAAGCTGAAGAGGAAAAATTAACTTTACAACTTGCGGCAAGATTCGAAGATAAAGCAACAGGAATTGGATTTGTACCAACAATCAAAAATGTTATTACAGTAATA